CGCGTTGGGTTTGATACCGGTTGAACGTGTTGCCATATTCGGTGCTGGCAAGCCCCTGGGTGTAGTCTTGCATGCCTTGCATAGCATTACCGCCAATTAGACCACCCGCACGGTTTGCGGCGGCGTCCGTTGCCATTTGCCCCTGCCTCAACCGAAACGCATAGCTGGGGTCAAGGGCCGCGGTAAAGTCTTCCGGCCCAAATTGATTTGTGAAGTAATCTTTGCTTCCAGCAATGTCTTTCAACGCCGAATAACCAGCTTCGCGGTAAGGCTCTTGCTGTTTGTTGGTGATGTCAAACATTTCGCGCTGCACTTGAGCAGCTCGGTCGGCGGCAGCCGCTTGTGTACGTGCGGCATCTTTCGCCGCACTTGAACCCAACAAGCCGGAAACCAGCATTGAACCGCCAATAATCCAAGGCATATTATTCCCCTTTAATCAAAACTTCATCCACTTTGGACGGGTCTTTTTCGTCCGTTGCGTGAATGCAAAACCAAACAACATCAGTCAATGCTTTCACGCCGTGATTTGCGCCAGCCTTAATTTCTAAACATACTGGCGCTTCAGCGACATAACTTTCATCATCAACAAAAACCATCACTTTGCCTTTTGCAATAATAGACAAATGACTATATTCGTGTTTATGCTGAACTAAAAACTGCCCCTCTGGAATCATTGTTTCTTTGGCATACAAGCCATCAGAAAAATGATGAAAAATTTTTGGGTCAAAATTCATTGGTCGTAATAGGGCACTTTATAGGCCACCCCATTCACCGTTACGTTGATGAACCCCACCGGATTGGCCGGAAGGGTCGCGGAACCAGCTGTGGCCGTGCTGGCGCTGGTGAAGTTCAGCAAATTGATGAAGAACTGTTGCCAGGCCCGGGTTGGCCGCTTGGTCGTTGGGTCAAGAAATTCCGATTGGGGGTAAGGCTGCGTTTGTGGTGTTGGTAGCATCAATTTTCCCCCGCGGTTGCTTTCAAATTGGCCGACACAATCACGGCTTTCACAGGGTCAGAAATAGATACCTCAAAAACCCTGTCACGCGCCGTTCCAAGGCGCCGCCAAATTGCACGATTTGCATATTTTCCCATACGGCCAATTGATGTCCAGTGTTCATTTGACCAGGTAGAACCACCATCATTTGACCAGCGCAACATGGCCTGAGGGTTTTCTCCGCTGCCGTTTACAGTGCCCACACCAGGCTGAAATTGAATTTGCAACTCGTCAAAGTATTGACGCTGAAAATCAGTAACCAGGTGCGGGGCGCGGCGCAAGCGGCGTACATGCTGGCCGTCGTCTGTGTAGTTGGTTTTGTCCAGTTTGTAGACCTTGCCATTTGCGTAATCGCCCACCAAAACCTGGCCTTGGAACACGGCGCAGCAATTGCCGCGGGCGCGTTCATACTGGCCCAAATTGTTGGTGTACAGCCATTTGTGCCACATGCCGCTAGCAATGTCATAGCACCAGGTCAAATTCAGGGTCGGGAACGAAATCACATAGACTTCGTGTCCTTCCAGCTGGTATGTCCAGGCAATTGCGTCGCTGACATCTTGATTTGCCAGGGTGGCTTCAACCGCGTGGGTCGAAATGCGCTGCGGCACGTAACCATTCATTTGCACCACTTGCGCCTGGCCGCGATTGTTGCGCGACAGGTAAGCAAATGAATTGCCCAGCCGGGACACACTGAATGCCGCAACGATGCCGTGTTGGGTTGATGTGCCAGGAATGCGGGTAAACGGAAACGGGATGGTGCCCTGGTCAACCCAAACTTCGCTGGATGCTTCCCCCAGCAAATAGATTTCGCGGTGGTCAACAATCAACGTCACCAGGTCATCAGGGGCGCCGTCTTTGCTGGAAAAACTTAACGCGGGCGAAATGGGCGACAAAACAGACGATGCGCCAAATTGCTGCGTGTCGGGCCGGTTGTAGACAAAATAATTGTCCACAATGTCAACGTTTGTGCCGCCCTGGAATGCGCCATCAGTGGACGGCAACACCGACCAGTTCAGGCCATAAAGGGTGCGCGAAGTGACGGTTTGCGAATTGTTGACCGTGTATGTTCCGGCGCCGCCGGTTCCGGTTCCCAGCGCCGTGATGATGGTTTGCGTTGTGACAGTGGAACCTTGGATGGTTTGACCGATATACAGCGTTCCGCTGGTCACCGCGCTGACGGTCAGCGTTGTGCCGGAAATTGACCCCGTAACCACCGCGCCAACAGTGGCGCTGTTCATTTGTTCGCTGGCGACGGTTTGCGAAAGGTTGACGGTATATGTGCCCACACCGCCGGTTCCAGTGCCCAGCGCGGTGATGACTGTGGCTTGGCTTACTCCAACGCCAAACAAGCCCTGATTGATGCCAATGGTGCCGTTGGTGATGGCGGTAACGGTCAGCGTGGTGCCGCTGATGGAACCGGTAAACACCGCCGACGATGGCGAAGAAATGCGCCAGGTGTAGCGATTAACACCGTCCACAATGTAGACGTTGATGCCGTTGTCGGTGATGCCCACGCGCCCGGTGTTGGTGTTCAGCTGGCCCACCATCGTGGTGGTGTAGCTGGAAGTGATAGCGTAAACGTAAGGGCCGCAAACCACCACCATGATGTCACCGCCGGACAGGGTGACCATGCCGCGGATTTCTTGCTGATTCTGGAACAGCAAAAGCGCAGTCAGCCCAGGCGTTGGATACAGCGCGGCCACGCCGCGTTCGCCAGGCTGCTTCAGGGGGTCAAGTTCAGGATAGAAATTGATGCACTCCTGGGCATCCTGGTAAATGCTGGGCGCCTCATACGAAGGCCCGACAAAACCAAAATCAGCCATTATCGGAATCCCCCATCCATAATCCAGCCAGCGTCCTTGGCCTTACCAATCATCAGCGAATCAGGGTAACGCGCAACTTGCGGCGGCTTCATGTTCGTGCGCTTGACGGTGGCCTTGGCCTGGGCCGCGAACGCGTTAATCATGCTGATTTGCGTGGTGCTGGCTTTGCCATACATGGGCATCAGGCGTTCGGCCAAGCACCAGCGCAGCGCGTTGTTGTAACCAGGCGGCAACTGGATGGTGTCCGTCAGCGTGGAAAACTGCCGGAAAATGGTCGATGCAAACAAGTGCATTTCGCCCTGGGCCGGGTTGGGCCACACGTAAATCGTGCCCAGCAGTTCGCTTGGCTGGTAGTAAATACCCTTAGGCCACGGGCCGTTTAGCGATTTCAGGCCGATGGATTCGTATTCTTCCAGGCTGAACACCGACACCGGATAGTCCAGGCCACCGCCATAAATTGGCACACCGTTGCTGGTGGTGGTCACACGAACAAACGCCGATTCAATGGTCAGCGGGCGTTCGTAGTAGCCCGTGATGGTGGTGCTGGCAACCGTTTGTGACTTGCTGACCGTGTAGGTGCCGCCCTCGTTGACGTTGCCGCCAGCGCCCGTTAGGAACCCCACAATCGTGGTTCCAGCCGTGATGCCGGAACCGCTGATGGTTTGCCCAATCGTGATGGCGCCCTGGGTCACGCCGTTGGCTGGAACGGTCAGGGTCGTGCCGGAAATGGAACCAGTAAATGTTGAACCAACCTGGCCCCCAGGGCCGATGGTGTACTGGATTTGATTTTGGACGCACGGGAAAATGATTTCGGTCTTGTAAAAGACCATCATGTTTTCGTTTGACCACTGGGCGCACATGTCGTTCAGCATGTCGAACGCATCTTGCGCCGCATCAGAACTAGGCACTTCACCCGCTTCAAGCGCACCGATGTCCTTCAATGCGCGGCTAATAATGTCAAATGGCGTAGTCATGTTGGCACCTTAAATTTCTGGGGTAAAAACTTGCGGAAGCCAAGGTGCAACAACCTTCTTTTGACTTTGAAGTGTTGCCAACTGCTCTACCAGGCGCGATTTTATGATATTGACCCCGGATTGCGTGGTTTCTTTTTCAATCCAAGAAATCACATCGTCTTCCGTCACTTCAGGAAACGGCTTTTTCAAAATCTTGTCGCTGAACCACCAGTTTCCTTCGGTTTCAACCACCAATTCGCCATCCTGGGCGGCAACACGATATTTGGCGTGGGTGATAAGTTCATCAGCCGCCGAAATTTCCAAAATTTTCCAAGTAAAAAGCGGTTGGCTCATTGCACTTGCTCCCATTTTTTATCCGCTTCATTCCACACATAAAAATTACCATCTTCAGGATATGGAACAGGCGGCTGCCACAGACAGGAAGTTTCATCAAGCGACCATGACGGGAATGGTCGCGGCGGGATGAACGCATTCAGCTGCGGGTCGTAGGTGTAACCAATCCCAGCATAATTTTTTCGAAATGCTTTGGATTGGTCGGCGCTAGGTTCGTTGGTGATGGGGTCGTAGTAAATGCCGCCGCGTGTGTTGTAAGAAGTGCGCTTGCAAGCCTGGCCGCGAAAAGACCCATATTGGGTTTCCCAATCAAAATTGCCTTCATCTTTGCCAACAATTACCTCTGTCACGACATTGTTTTCATCCAAAAAAGCATAATGGGCCATATCGTTCCTCAACTAAACTGAATGGTTCCTGTGCCAGCCGTAAAGGTTGTCACCTTGAATCCACCGGAAGATGAAGTGGACGAAGTTAATCCACCGCCAGGATTTGTGATTGTGTATGTGTCTGGGTATTTAATAATCACAACTCCAGAACCACCGGCACCGCCCGTGGTTCCTCCCGTATTACCAGAAGAATCAACGCCACAGCCACCACCGGCGCCACCAGTGTTTACGGTTCCAGAAGAACCATTTCCTGTACCCGTACCACCAGCACCACCGCCGCCCGTACCGCCACTACCACCGCCGCCCGTACCAGCACCGCCGCCGCCACCACCACCAGCCCTAGTTACTGATGAACCAGTAATGGAAGATGCAACGCCAGTACCTCCAGAAGTTCCGGCAGAGTTTGCAGGAAATCCACTTTCTGCACCTTTATTTGTTCCAGCTGCTCCAGCGCCACCGCCTCCAGATGCACCCCTGGTTCCACTTCCTACATCACCACCTTTGTAGCCTTGATTTGCCGTTCCGGCGGCTCCTGTTGCTTGGTTTGTGTTTCCACCGCCACCTGAACCGCCAGTTCCCCCCGTTTCTCCGTTTTGAGATCGGCCTTTGCCGCCACCGGTAGAAGTAATGGTTGAAAAAACAGAATCAGAACCATTGGTGGCGTTTGTTCCTGATACGCCAGCATTGCCGCCAGCGCCAATAGTTACCGTGTAGTTTGTTCCAACAGATAGTGTTAAAGCAGATTCGGCAGATGCGCCGCCGCCAGATGTTCCGGCAGATGTTCTATAACCACCAGCGCCACCGCCGCCACCGCCAAAACTAAGTCCACCCCGGAACGCACCGCCGCCACCGCCAGCAACAACAAGAAAGTCAGCAGTAAAATTACCTTTTGGGGTAGCTGTGTTAATTGCCGCGTAAGGCAACCAGCCTTGCGTGGAATCAACATAAACAAAAGAAATGCCTTCTCTTAAATCATCAAGAAGAACCGGCGCGGCAGCACCTAAAATTTTGTTTCCGTTGTTTAGAACCGTGACTTTATTTGTATTAAATGTCCCGGCGTAATCAACAAAAATAATTGTGTCGCCCAAACTTGGGGACGCTGGCAATGTGACGGAAATGACGCCCGAAGTGGTGTTGATCGGATAGCCATTTCCTGCAACCGCCGTGAAATTGGACGTTTGCGCCGCTTGCCAGGTAATTCCACCAGCTGCCGCGGCCCACTTCACACCAGCCGTTTGCGTCGAATCAGCGGTCAGCACCTGTCCATTTGTTCCAACAGGCAAGCGAATGTTGTTTGTGCCATCGTCAACAATCAGGTCGCCCTTGGTGGTCGTTGGCGCAAGCGCGTCAAATGCCGCGGTTTGCGTTGTTTGTCCCGTCCCGCCATAAGCAATGCCAACCGCGTTCGTGGGCGTTAGGCTGGTCGCGGTCAGGGCGCCGGTGGACGGATTGAATTGCAGTTTGGTGGAACTGACATTCTCCGTCGTGATGTTGCCCGTCGTCGCGCTGGTGAACGTCAGGTAGCGCGTGGCGTTGGTCGTAGTGTCATCGGAAATCGTGACGCCGGTCGGCGCAGCAGCCGCCCAGGTGGGCACACCGCCCGCCAGGGTCAGGATGTACCCGTTGGTACTGGCCGCAAGGAAAGTCGTGGCGCCCGAACCGGTCTGATAAGGCAACGACCCATTAGCGCCGCCAGCCAGGTTGGTGGCCGTGGTTGCACTTGTTGCACTTGTTGCGGTTGCTGCGTTTCCACCAATCGACAGGCCCGAAGCCGTGCCGGTCAGGCCGGTGCCAGCCCCACTGAACGAAGTGGAAGTGAATTCACCCGTAAACGGGTTGAATTGCAGCCTGGTCGAACTGACAAATTCGGTCGTAAGGTTGCCAGCGGTTTGGTTTGCAAACAGCGGGTAACGCGTGGCGTTTGTTGTGGTGTCATCAGTCACCGTGGCGTAAGCCGTCGGCGTAGTCCATGTCGGGGCGCTGGTGCCGTTTGAAGTCAGCACTTGGCCCGATGTGCCCGCGGCCAGGAATGCCGTTGTGTTGGCGCCCGATTGATACGGAACCTGGCCCGCGCCGCCCCCAGCAAGGTTCAGCGCCGTGCCGACGCCCGTAATGGATGCGGGGGTAACGTTTGTCCAATACGTGCCGTTATATTGAATCAGGTTGCCGTTTGCAAGGGTTCCAAATTCAACGTTGCTGTCAGTGCCGCCCAGGGTTGAACCGGAAGTCACACGAACTTGGATGACGCCGCCACCAGCCGAACCGCCGTTGACCACCGCGGCCATTTGCACTTTAATGTTTGGCGCCGAAGGTTTGGTTTTGGTCAGCCCGCCAGTAACTGCGGGGTTGTACCAAAGAATGTCGCCGTCAACGTATGTGCTGGTGTTGATGTTGCGAAGAATGCCGAAGGATTGCACCAGGCCAAAAGCATTGTTTGCCATGTCTTCGGCGGCAATGCCCATGATGTAGCTGCCATCGGTCACGCCGGTGGCTGGGGCGCCGGTAATGACGCCTGATGAGCCAACCGAACCGGTGAACATAATCACCTGTCCTTTGGTAATGGCCGCAGACGCTTTGATGTAATAAAACTGGTCTTCGCCGACTTTTTGGACGACGTTGGTAGTCATCCCGATAGTCATGCTTGTGCCGCCGCCCCACCAAATCTTACCCACCGCGGGCGTGACGGTAGCGCCAGTGTTGAACTGCAAATAGTCGGCGCCCAGCTGGGTCAGGCCGGTGATCGTGCCGCCAGTAATCGCCACCGCGTTCGCGTTTTGGGTGGACATGGTGCCCAGGCCCGTAATCGCGGTGTTCGGAATCGTGGTGGAAGCGGTGACCGCGCCAGTGTCGTTGCCGTACAAGTAGCCGGTCAGGCCCAGTGTTTTTAGCGTCCCGACGGCCACCGAACCGCCCGTGATTGCCACGTTGTTGGCGTTCTGCGTGGACATCGTGCCCAAGCCGGTGATGTCGGTGTTGGGGATGGTCGCAACGGTGCTGAACGGGTTTGTGCCGTCGGCCTTGACGTAACCCGCGGTCAGCGTAGCAACGCCGGTGCCACCGTAAGCCACGCCGATGGTGCTGGCGTTCCATGTGCCAGCGGTCAGCGTTCCCACGCCGGTGATGCCGGTGTATGAACCCGACAGACGGCCCGAATCAATCGTGCCCGAAGTGATTTGCGAACCAGCAATCGAAATGCTGGTGTTGGTCACGCCGGTGACCTGGCCCTGGGCGTTGGTCACAAACACCGGAACCTGGGACGCCGAACCGTAGGTTCCAGCCGTGCCCACGTTGGTGATGCTGAACTGGTAGCCCGTCAGCGTCAGGCCCGTGCCCGCGGTGTAAAGCGCATTATTCGAAAACTGCGTGAACGTGATGGCTGTGACGCCCAACGTGCCGCCAGGCTGGTTCGTACAAACCCAGGCTGAACCGCCGTAAGTCGTACCGGACAGCACGAACAAATACGCGCCCAAATATTCGTCATAAGTGTTGGCGTCAGCTGCCCGCGACCAGGCGCCAGCTGCGGCCACATAAATGCCGTTGTTCGCGGCGGTGGATTGGTCTTTGACCAGGATGCGGTCACCCGCGGTCAATGTGGCGGCCCAATCACCACCAGCCTGGACAGCCAGGCCGGACAAGGTAATGTTGCCGATGGTGACGTAATTGGCGGGCTGTTTGAATGACAAACCCTGCGCCACCGCATCAACATACGCCTGGTTGACAATCGACGTTGGCCCGCTGGGCACCGAAGTGATGGTGCCGGTGGTCAAATCAACATTGGTGAACACGCCGGTGGACGGCGTAATCGACCCAATGGGCGAACTGTCAATCGTGCTGTTGGTGATGTGCAACCCCGATTGATTGGGGTTGATGTTGGCGTAGAAAGGCGTTCCAGCTGGCCCGATAAGGGTCACCAGGGCGAATGTTGGCTCCGGCTGGAAAATCCCCTGGACGGGGACAATGTTGATGGTCTGCGTTACAGCGGCTTCATTCGCCATGACGCTTCCTTAATCGGCTTGGACAGCGGTGATATATAGCGTGTTCGTGCCACTGCTAATCCCCTTGATGTAGAACGGCGCCTTTGGGGCCGCAATTACAAGCGGAAAAGTCATTGCAGCTGGAAGAACAAACGAACCAGCGTTGCCGGTGCTGGCAATTGCTGGGGTTGCAACCGTGCCGGATGCGTTGCCCAATTCAATGGCGGCGACACCGCTGCCAGTGTTCAACAGGGAAACATAATTGGTTTGGTCGTTGGTGGTTGATTCAATCAACAGCGCGGCGCTGGCGTTTGTTGTCAAATTTAACGCATACGTGCGACCGCTTGGACGCATTGCAGACATATTGACCATTTTTGCCCCTTTCGTGATTATGCAAAATTTTACACTTTGAATAGAAAAAAGCCACCCTGTTAGGGGCGGCTTTTCTCAGGTCTTCATTCCAAATTAAGGAAGGAAGGTCAGGTCGTAGCCGTAAACGAAAACGTCCATTGTTGCGGCTGCGCCTTGGGGCGTACCAACGTCAAGGTAAAGGTTATCGCCAGTTTGTGCCGCGGTGGTAGCCACGCTGCGCTGGGAAACCACGCTTGCTGCGTTCAATGCAGACAACGCCGCATCAGCAACGATGGCAGTGCCGCCGCCATTAGGGGCGGTAAACACACCCGCGGTTGCGGTGCTTAGACTAATGCTGGCGTTGGTAAACACCACATTAGACACCGACCAACGGCTGCTGTTGATGATAGGCATTACGGTGTCACCCGACGAATTGACGTTGACGCCTTGTGCGGAAGCCAACAGACGAATTGCCTGGTTGGTTGCAAGACCCGAAGGGTGATTGCTGGTGCTAGATGCTGGGCCTGGATTTGCCATGTTAATTCTCCAAAAATGTTGATTGGTTAAGGGGGGATTTCTCCCCCCATGTCCCTTTTAGGATGCCACGCGGCAAGCCAGTTCGGGGTACAGCGGCGCCCAGCCGTACAAAACGTCAAGACGGGTCGGGATGCTGTCGTTGTTGATGGTGTATTGACGCACCACACGAATTGACAGGCCCAAGTCTTTATCGCTTGCGCGGCCCGCGAAATGAACGCCATCAGGCAGTTCCAGGTCGGCGGTTGCCAACGTGAAAGCATTGCGGTGCATGATGATGTTTTGCGGGGACACGGTGCCGGTGTTGTTGAACGGGGTCACGGCGGCGGTGGCCGAAGTGGACGACACAACAACGTTCTGGAACTGACCACCGGTGATGATGGCGGGGCTGACGGTCACAGCAGTGCCGCCAGTGCCAACCGCGGTGGTTGCAGTCACAACGAAATTGCGAAGTTTGTTCGAACCGTAAGCCTGGCGGTTCTGCGGGTTGACGGCATAAACGCCAGCGATCTGGATGACATCGCCTTGGTTAATGGTCAGGGCCGCGGAAGCGGTCAGGGTGATGGTCGAAGTCTGCGCCCAGCCAGTGGACAGCGAACCAGTGAAGGTCGCGGTGTTCGTGGTCAGGGTTTTGCCCGAATACGAACCAAAGGTCTGGGGCACAACGTTCTGATCCATCTTCCAGTTCATGCCAGCAGAGTCACGGCCCATCAGGCCTTTGCTGTACTGTTTGCCGATGATGTCGGAAGGCACAAACAGACCCTTCAGGCTGTCCACGATGGTGGCGCTGGTGAACGGCTCAATGATGCAAGAACGGCGACCGTCGCGGGGGGCGCCTTCACTGTCCAGATACGCACCTGCGGTCAGGTAGGTAATCAGGCCAGTGGGAGGGGTGCCAGCGGTGCCAACGATGTTGGCGGTGTTGTTCTTGGCCATCGTCAGGCCGTCATAGTCAATCTTGTTGGCAATGGCGGCAATGGCGGGCTTCAGAACGCGGTCGCTGAACATGTCCAGGGACAGGGCCAGGTCTTGCGTGGTGAATTGGGTGTCAACGTGGAACTGGGTCGACAGGGTGACGGGCACGCTGGTTTCGTTGAAATCTTCAACGTTCAAGGCGGGGCCGGTCGTGCCGATGAAACGGCCCGGGCGACGAACGTTCAGGGTGTTGCCGATTTTGGCACCAACCACGGCGAACTGGTCGTCGTAGTTGCGGTCAACTTCGGAAGTGAACGTCAGTTCGTTTTCCAAGACCATCAACGCTTCGTTGGTGATCTTGCTAATGGTAAGCAAATTGTTGGACATGATTTTTCCTATGAAAAAGGTTATTTGTCAGCGAATCTTGCCCGCAAGTCGTGCGGCTTTCCATGCCTGGAACGAACCGTGAAATTCCCCATTGGAATCCACGCCCGTTTCCTTGCCGGATGCCCCACCACGAATTGGCGTGATTGGCGCTGGCGCTCTTGATTTTCCAACAACAGTCGTGCCGGTCGGTGCGCGTTCCGTGCCGGTAGCCTGGGCGGGTTTTTCCAGCCTGGCTTCCAGTTTTCCGATTTCTCGCAAGGCAGAAATGACGGACATGCCATTCAGTTTGGTAGCGAATTCCGGGTTTTCGGCCAGGTGATACAGGATTTTCGGCCCCACATCACTTTCCATGATTGCATCGCGCACTGGGTCGGAAACCGACACTTCGCTGCTCTGCACCATTTCGTCGAAATCCGGCAATTCATTCTTCGCTTTGTCGATTCGCTCTGCCCAGGCCTTGAATTTCAATTCCTGTTCAGCCGCCGCTTTGCGTTGAACCTCTTGCTGGTCACGTTCCATCAATCTCCGGTCAGCGGTATATTCGGCCAACGCTTTCGCGTATTCGAACATGTCGCTGAACTGGTCAGGCTGGGGTTCTGGGCCAAGTTCATTCGCGGGGGCTTGCGCCGGTTGCGGATTCGCTTTGGATTCCAGTTCCTTCAGCCTGGCTTCCAGGGCCAACCTTGCTTCGCGTTCTTGCTGGGCTTCCGCTTTCGCCGCCTCGCGCTGCTTGGTTATCTCTGAAAAGCGCCTTTCGATTTTCGGGTTGGGCTTGCGCTCTTTCCCTTGCTCGTCTGTCGCTGTCGCATCATCACCTTCCCCATCTTGTCCACTCTGACCGGCTTCGGGTTCCGGCTCGTCATCATTTGACGCCGCGGGTTCCGCTTGCTGCGGTTCAGCTAAACCAAGTTTCTGGGCCGTGAATTCAGCTAAATTTTCGCTGGTGACCACATTTGCGGCCAACCGTTCTTCCAATGACATAGGTTTCCCTAAGAATTTGCCCCGTGTGCCCCACGGGTAGGGTTTATTGATTTTCAGCCAAGTTTAGCTGGCTGTCAAATTATTGTGCCATTCCCATGCCCATTTCAGGCGCTGGCGCTGGCGGCATATTTTCAGGCGTCACCATTTGCGGCGCGGGCTGGGGCTGCATCATCGGCCCGCCATCAATAAATGGGTTGGCGTTTCGGTGGATTTCCTGTTCAGCCAGGGCGGTGTAATCGGTTTGCTCGCGGTTGCGGCGCTCGATTTCCTGCATCAACCGGTTGGTGTCCATGTTGTGCAGCATCAATTGCACGATGGCGTCCAATTCGGCCTTGTTCTGGTCGGTGACCGCCTTGACGTTGGTTTGGTTGACCTTGGCTTCGTTGATGGTTTCGGTGTTGAATGCGCGGGCGGTAACGTCCATCAGCTTGCGCTTGTTGGCGCCTTCCTCCCGAATCATGGCAACTTCGCCGCGGTTGTTGATTTCCAGCTGCATGGCGACCAGCTGCTGTTGGGCATCTTGCAGCGCCTTTTCCTGTTGCTTCAACTTCATTTGAACCTGGGGCGGGATGTCCGATTTCTCGTCAATCTGCGCCAGCGGGTTCATTGCGGCCAGGCGGTCGGCAATAACGTCGGCGCCAGGGAAGTCCATGTTGCGGAACATCAGGTCGCCAGCGGCCTGGAAAATCTCCGGCTGGGCCATCAGCGGGGCCATTGCTTCGACCGCTTGCAGCCGCTTGCTGTTGTAGCCTGGGCCGGTGTCCATCACAACGTCGTATTCGCCCACGGTCACATCGTTCAACACTTCGCCAATGGCGCTTTTCTCGTTGATGGTCACCATGTCGGCGCGGCCATCCACGCCAATGATTCGCATCACGCGCTGGGTGTCGTAAATCTTGGGAATCAAGTCCAACAGGATTTTGCCCGTCTGCTTGATGGAACGGGTCATGTTGTCGTAAAAGTGGAAATTCGACAGGTCGACCTGTTGTTGTTGGCCGTTCAGGGCTTTGCCCGAAATGTTGCCAGGAATCTTTTGGGCTGGGTCAAAAATGCCTAGTACGGTTTGCAAGTCGTCCGAAATCGCGCCCGCGGCAACCATGATGCCTTCGGGCGGCGGCTCCGGCTGCAAACGCTGCGGCACCGGGGCTGGCTGGCCCTCAATGTCTTTTTGCTTGTAGCGCAGCACTGGCGTGGATTTGATGTTCGCCTGTGCCCATTCGTTTTCGTGGCCTTCGTCCTGGCCTTCAGCCAGCAGCCATTTGGCCTTTGGCGCCAGGGCAATGCTCTCAGTCATGCTGGTGCGCCAGAAGTTATACATGCGTTGCGGGTCTTTGGCGAACCGCACCAGGCCGTATTTCTTGCGCTTGCCTTCAACAATGACCTGGGCGCCGTAGCATGGGACAACCGGAATCCATTTGCCCGGCCATTCCTTTTCTTCCAGCACTTGCATTGCGGTCAGCTTGCACCACTTGACGACCTTGCGCCAGCTGGGGCGCTTGTCAATGATGGCAATGCCGCTTTCGTCCATGATTTCTTTGGCGGGCAATTCGTCTTCGAATGCCTTCGTGCCGTCCGACAGCATCACCAGGGTGGCTTTTTTGCGCTCAATGTAGAAGTATTCAGCGATTCGCACATCTTCTTTGGTCACCCATTCGGCGCTGTCGTCGCCCACGCCGCGGGGCATGAACCCGCTACCGTCGTCGGCGCCTGGATACATTTGCCGGAACACGCTCTTGGGCATGACCTTGGTAATCAGGCACTTTTCGGCGTCCGAACCATCGGGGGAAATTGAATTGGGGTCGAAATAAACGCTGAATGGGTCGTCGATTTGCTCGATATAGATTTCCTGGTCGAACGAATCTTCCCGGGTGTAATCGGTGACCACGCGCCAATAGCCCCAGCCCATGCGAACGGCGTAATCGAACGCGGTGTCGTAGGCCGTGTCGGCGCTGGAATTGACTTCGATGTGACGGGTGATGCCCTCAATCACCTGGGCAATCTTCAGGTCGCCTTCGTTGTTGACGGGATGCACCTTGATGCGGGGACGTTGCTGGCGCTGCTGGTTCGTGACCTGGCGCACGTACGCATCAATTTTGTTGATGGTCAGGCAGGGCCGCGCTTCAAGGTTTCTGCTGTTCTGGATTTCCACCGGCCACTGGTCGCCAGCGGCAAATTTAATGTCTGCCAGGGCTTCAGTGCGGTTATTCGAATCAGCTTCAGCCGATAGGCGCATGAATTGAATCGCATCAGTGATGCGCGAATCATCGCCAGTGTCTTGGTAATCGCTCATATTGGCCCCTTTTCTTTGTAAATTATCCCATCCAACTGCCAGCGGGTGCAATCATGCCTTGCCGCTTTCGCTTGGACGGCTCTCTCACCATCAGGGCAATATAGCGAAACGCATCAGCGCCGTGGCTGTATTGGTCATGCAATGGTGTGCGCCCAAACTGGCCGGTGTCAGGGTCAACTTCGTAACGGTAATGCCGAAGGCAGGTCAGCCCGTCGGCGCAATTCTCGCGGTCAAACCAGCAGTTCGGGAAAACCGTCCTGGCCGCGTTGATGGAATCAATGACCGGCACCCGCGGCATGATTTGGGTTTTGTAGCCCGCGGCCCGCACGATGTCCTCAATGGATTTGCCAGCCGCCGCCAGTGTTTTGTTTTCGGCGTCATGCGGCAACCATAGCGTGTCGTACACATAACCCAGGCTTTGCATTTGTCCCAGGTAATGGCTCATGGTCATTTGACTGCCCGCCATGTAGCGAATCAGCCTGGTTTCCATGCCGATGAATTGCAGGAACCAAATGGCCGTCTGGTCTGACCAGCCCAGGTCAAACACGGCGTGAACCGGCTTGGTGGCGTCATAGGGCACCCGGGTGATGCGGCCATCCATTTCGGCTTGCTGCATTTCCCTGGCGAAGATGGCGCCATCCACCGTCTGGCGGCATAACCCTTCCCAGACCTGGTTGTAGGCTTCGGCGTCCCTGGCCTTCAGCGCGTCCTTTTCCAGGCGCAGGGTTTCCGGGAACCAGGGGTTGTCGTACCAATTGATCTTGATCTGAATGCAATCCCGGGGCGGGTTGATAACGAACCGCTGGTAGGTTTCGTCGGTTTCCAGTTCCGGGTTGAACGACACCCAAATCTCCGAACCCTCCTTCCGGATGGTCGGAATGAGAATGTTCCAGCTGAACCGGCTCACGGTCTGGGCTTCCTCAACCCAGCAAATGTCCACGCCTTCGAACGATTTGATGTTGGTCGGGTTGTTCTTCAGGCCAATGAACGCGAATTCCGTGCCGTTGCGGCCCCGGATGCTGTTCTGGGTGATTTCGTAGAACCCCAGCAATCCCAGGGCTTCAATCTGGTCGCACAACAGCTTGTGGACGGAATCCTTGATGCTGGTCTGGTACTCACGGGCACACAGAATGCGAATGGGGCTTTTGGCGCCCTTAATCAGCAGTGCCCTGGCAATGCCCCATGACTTGGCCCCGCCGCGGCCACCCCAGCAAACCTTGTAGCGGGACTTTTTGAATAGGCCCTGCAACTTGACCGGGAATTCGGCCTTGGCAATGGCCTGGTCAATTGTCTGCTGCTGTTCCATTGGGCGTCACAAACGAAACCTGGATGCCGGTCAACGGTGCGCCGTCCTTACCGGTAATTTCCTGTTCTGTCTTGTCGCGCCAGCCCAGGACGTTCTTGGCCGTAAAGATGGCAAACGTGCTGTTGTAGGCGCCAGCCATCGTGCCCTCGACCAGGTTGGCTTCCTGAAATTCCTTGGCCTTTTTGTAGGCGTAAGAAAAATCGGGGTGCTTTAGTTCGCCTTCAGGGGTTTTGGCGGTCGCCCAATCGTGCAGGGTTTCGCGTGTCACCCCGATCATGGCAGCGAATCGCGCCAGGGTAGGGAAAACCCCAGGTAGTATTTCCACCCGTTCGTTGCCCTTGGCGTCCCTCAGTGTCACTTCCCTGGTTGCGGGCTGGCTGAACAGTTCAATCAGTTCATCACAGAATATCGGGTCATAGACCGATGGGCGACCACGTTTGACAGGCGCAACCCCGCCGTTGGCCTTTTCGGCTTTGGGCTTCCGTTTGGATGGGGTTGCGGTGTCGTTCATTTCTTGGTCTTTTTCAACAGTGCTGCGGTTTTCTTCACCCCAGCTGCGGCGTCACGCTTGACATCGTAGGCAATGGCGACGGCTTGCTTCGGGGGCTTTCCGGCCTTGATTTCGGCCTTCACGTTCTTTTCAAACGCTTTGGGCGTCATCGACCGAATCAGGGGCATCGCTTTTCTCCTGGGGTTTGGACAATTCGGCAATCCAGAACTGGGTGTCCTGGATGGCCCCGTTGATTTGCATCAATTGCGAATGGGTTTGGTTTGCCATGTTTTGCAGTTCAACCAGGCGTTTTTGTAAGGCTTCAAGTGTCATGTCAGTTTCCAGTGTTGCCGCCGCATTGTTCGTCAACGGCTTTTTGTTGTTGGGTTTCTAGTTCTTTGATGCGTTGCGTCAATTCTTGGTTTTGCCGGAAAAAGGCGGCAGCTTGCGCCACCGCCTGGTCACGTTGACCCTCCAGCACCTCAACCAGAAATTGAACTTCAGGGTCGGGGTGCTTCAACATTACACAGCGTCCGAAACCATCAGGTAGTAAGGCGTACCGTTGTCAGCAACGATTTTGATGACATGGGTGACAGCCGCTGCCGATTTGGCCCGGAAGATGGTGTTTGATGCCGGGGCGGGCATATTCAGCAACGAACCAACCTTGACGGTGTTGGTGTCAGTCACGCGAATGAATGCAGCCGAACCAGGCAGGGTCACGCCGCTGGCAAAGTTACTGTCCAGCTGGATTGCAGCCAAGGTGCCGCCAGGGCTGGCAGTGGTGCCGCCGATGGTTGCGCGAACTGCGTTGGCCGCGCCGGAAATCGACCCGCCCTGCATTTCTGCGCTGAAGTGGGCGCCGTTGATCGTGCCAGCGGTTGCGGCGCTGGCGCCGGTCACCACGGCAAAACCGCGCATCACTTCACCGGAACCGGTGCTGGTGAACGTCAGCTTTTGGTAAGTCAGGCGGGTGTCGCCACTTGCTGCGCTGGTGGTGGCATAGCCGCCATTCAGGACGCCAGCACTGGAAATTTGAATCGGGGCGCTGGACGTACCAACTTGCACCGAATCAAACGCGGGGTCGGCGTATGCAACGCCAATTGCTTTCGTATTGCTCATTTTGGGTTTCCTTTATCGTTTCCAAAAGGGATTAACAATTCCAGTTTTTTAGGCTGGCTTTAGCCCGTTCCGCGGGGCCTTTCGCGTTTTTCACCACCCCTTCCATCCTGGCGCAAAACGATGCCTTTCTCCCGGCATCGGCTTTCGTCTTGGGATTTGGTGCTGGCGGTTTCAAATTGGCATTGTTCTTTGCGTTGTATTCTGCACGGCCCTTCGCTGTCATGCCAGCGCCTTTTTCGGTCGGGTTGTAGGTCTTGCCTTTCCCGGTCGTTTTGTGCGGGATGGGTTTGTCGTGCTTTTTCATTTTTTGGCCGTCTTGGCTGATTGTTTGAAAGCGGCGGTGGTTGGCGCACCTTTGTCCCCTGGCTTTCGCATCTTTTCAACGGGTCGGCCATCGGCTTTTTGCTGCTTGATGCGTTCTTGCTTGGCATGAATGTTGGCGTAAAGCCCGGGTTTGCCCATTTCTCAATCCTCCACAACGATGCAAGCAATGTCAGCTTCCTGGATGATCTGATAATCCTGGCCGTCAATACGGTGAACGGGCCACTTCAAATAGTCGCCGTTGCCGTATTTAATGAAATCACCAGGCTTGGCCTCATGCACTTTTGGCCCCACGGCAACAATTGTGCCTTCGTTGAAAGGCTCAGTGTTGTTTACCACGATGATGTCGGACAGCTGGCGCACCAGCGGCTTGACCAACACGCGGTCATGTAGGGGTTTCAGCACTTTTTGGTTTCCTTCCAGGCTTGGCTTTATGGGTGGCTGGCACTTGGGCCATCGTGGTTTCGTCGGTCATGATGTCGTAGACCGGCAGCGTCAGCATGATGGGCTGATGTTCACCGCACCAATCGTTCTGGTGCTTGTTTTGCTGGGCTGGATAACGGCGGCAGCTGCCCATTACCTGGCCGTTGGCAAAAAACCGACAATCGCCACACTTGATTTCAGACATTGGGCATTTTGTCCTGGTTGATGGCGCGGTTCAGCGCCGCGGCCATGTCATTTGCCATTTGCTCGGTTGCCTTTTCGTGCAACCGGCCTTCCCGATGTTCAGCGGGCGTAATCTGCCGTTCCTCGGAAGATGGCTGTGGAAATGGCGCCGGTTCGGTGGGCTTGTTCGAGTGCATCCTGTAATCCTCTCCTAATTGCATTTTCGTCCAGTTTAGGCAGCTTGTCAAGGGAACTTAACATTGCCTTACCTGGGCCGCGGCTGTTGTCAATGACTTGGATTTTGACTTTGGGATGGTCTTTGTATTTGTCTTGCAGCTGTTCCACCACCTTGCGGGCGCCGATGTGCGTTTTGGCGTGTTCGGAAAGCGGAACGGTGCGGCCAGTGCCCATGTCCTGTTCCATGCGTGTGGCCCGCTTCAATGCCCCGCCGGTCAGGGCTTCCACTGGGTCGCGGTAGGTGTAGATGATTGAAACCTTGCGGTTGGCGTCCAGCGCCTGGCGAATCTTTTTATCGGCGCTGTCGAAACTGTTCATGTTGGTGTCGTACACCATTTCGGCGTTTCGGACGCCTTCCGACACTTGCCTGGACGCTTGCAACGCGGTGGTTTTGCCAGCCCCTGTGCCGCCCGCGGTGAACACAACAGTGTTGTCTTTGCCCTTGGGGGTCGGTTTGGAAAGTTTGTCGGCGTAGAGTTTTTTCATGAACGCGCTGGACGGTTCATGGACATCAGCTGACCTGGTGCGGTCGGCTTTGTACTCAGACGACATTTCCCTGGCAATGTCGGTGTTGATGATTTTGCCGCCTTCGGATTCCGGCTCCTGGGCGTATTGCGCGACCAGGCCAGGGTAATCGTTCGTCAGCCTTTCGAAATACGCCTGTTCAATCGGATTGGCCGACTGCGGCGTTTGCGGTAGTACGGGCTGCGGAACAAGTGCGGCCAGCCGTGTTTGTTCAGGGCTGGCCGATGGGCCTGGGGCAACAGGTCTTTGTCCCGCCGCCGCCATTTGCGACAACGGAATCATGACTTACTTTTGGTAAGACTTGCGGTCGTGCGTGTAGCACATGCCGCTAGAACGGCCACCGTCAAATTTCTTGTCGGCGCCAACTGCGTCCATTTTACCCATGCCAACGCCATTGCGAACCTTTTCCATGCGTTCGCCGGATTTATCGGATGCCGTCACACCGCTGGGTGCTTTGGCGTTAGAACCGAAACCGTAGCCTTTTGCTTCTTTCATGGTCTGCCCTTTCATTTCAGGAATCGAAGTTTGTACAGAGTGCTGTTCACCAAATCCGCGATTTCATCAACGATGTTTTGCAGTTCAGTGTCTTGCGGCAAGTCTTCCCGGCATTCTTTCACAAAATCCTTTAGCCCCGTGAAATATTTAACGGGGTTTTTGGCGTTGTGAAATTCACTCGGGAATTCTTTGATTTGCTCGTATTTGCCCATGTAGGCTTCGGCAAATTTGTCCGTCAAATCAATTATTTCATTGTAATAACGGCGCAATGCTTTGTGTTCGGAAAAAGACGAAGTAGACAGGTGCATAAAGTGTGCAACCGTCGCGCTGTGCAGCAATGCCGCAATGAATTCTGCTGTTTCGTCTTCCATGTCACCCATGATAGCGAAAAAAGCGGGGGCACGAAACCCCCGCCAAAACTGGCAACTGCCTTACAAAAGGCGCTCCAATTGTGCTTCGGTCGGGATGGGAACGTCAACAGGCCAGGTTCCCGCGTCCGTCAACGCCTGGACGGTCTTCATGTGCGCCAGCACCCAGGCTTGCTGCCGTTCGCGCTTTGACCACTTGGCGCCCTGGTCGATGTCGTAATGGCAGGACATGCACAGCGCCGCCACCAGGTTGTCGTCGGCTTTGATGCCGCGGCCCTTGCCGCCACCCCAATTGGTGTGCGCGGCCTGAACCATGTGCGGGTTGCCACAAAACTGGCAAGGCAGTTCCGCGACCAGGCGCAACAGCTTTTTGCTTCGAATGTAGGTATGTTTTGAGATTTGCATGATTTGCCTTTTGCGCCAAACAGTCACGCTTCAATTCCCTTTTCAGCGCACCAGGCCAGCAACCATTCAATAAATTCGGTCGCGTCCGGGATAGTGAATTTATGGGTTTGCCAGCCCAGCTGCACCACCCGTTCCCCGTCCAGGCTGGGCGCGACCTTGCCAATCTTGCGGTCGGTTTCGTGTGCCCACTGGTCAATCAACAGGCGCTTCCAATCATCAGCCGACCAGGTAGACCCAGCCGCCCGCATCGCCAGGTAAATTTGGTGAATGATGGCGTGGAACATGTCGTTTTGGTCGGATGACCTGGTGGCCCGCTTAATTTCCAGGCGCATTTTGTGCCCGGCCATCAGGTTGGCTTTGACATCGGGCCAAATGTTGTCCATCAGCACTTTGGCCTGTTGCGGGTTGTGCAGGTCATAAATCATCAGAACCTTCCCAGGCCCACAAAGCCACCGCAAACACAGCAAAACACACAAAAAACCAAATCACTGATTCGTCAGAAATTTTCAGGCTTCCCCACTTTTCCAAATCAACCAGGTGTTTGTTCATTTCATCACCCCCAACATTCGCAACGCGGCGTCAACACCATCGACCACGGCCAACGGGCCACCACGCCAAGCCCCGTGCCACTTCAACTGGTCTTCAGTCAACCGTCTTTCCGAAGGCGGCTTGCGACCGTCTTTAACTTCAAGCAAAAGGGTTTTGCCTTGAAAACCCACCAGCAAATCAGGGACGCCTTTGCCAACTGCCGCCAAAGTCTGTACTGAAGCACCAGCGGCCCGTAATGCTTCAACCACTTGCTCTTGATTCGCGTCAACTTTTGCCGCCCGTCTCATTTTTTACCTTGTTCATATCGTCCCGCAACATACGCGCTGCACCAGGGCCGCGGGCTTTCTCGATTTTCTCTATCGTCTGCGCCCACCAAGCATTCGCCAGCCGTGTCCCGTGTTCCCGCTGGTAAATCTTCCAGCGGCGCAACCAATCTCTGGCTTCGCATTCCCGCCGCCAGGCTTCCGACCAGGTGTGTTTCTCGCCATCCGGCAAGGTCGCCTGTTGCGACAAGGGCGGCTGTGATTTCATCGTAGGCAAATGTTTGTCCTTCCCGCGCTTTGTCCAGCAGCTGGTGCGCTTTGTCGTTGCTCATGCTTACCCCCTTGCGCGGATAGCAGCGGCGCAGTCGAATCCTGTGTACAACACCATGTCGTCACACACCTTTGCACAGGCCTCACGCTCGGCTGCTGAACCAGTTTTGTAGGCCGACCGCAGCGCCCATGTCCATTGCTCACGGTCGGTGTCGCCCATCGTGTCGATTTCAGCAGGCAGCGGGTATGTGACAAACCATTCGTCGAACGTCATTTGTTTTCTCCTATGACGTGGGCGCGCTCGATGGCGCGGGCAAATGCGTGTTGTTGAGTGTTTGCCGTGCGCTCTGCTTCGGCGGTTGCAGACCATGACCACAGGTCGCGCACTTGCTCATCCGTCAGCGGCTGGCGCTGTGGTGGGGCGGTGTAGAGTGGTTGCCTATCGTCACCTTTCATTCTGTACGCAGTTCCACAATTAAATGTTTTAAGGTGATTCCAAAAATCTGGTAGAACCCACGCCACCGGCTCCTGTTTAGGTGCGCTAAGTCGGGCGCGGAGGGTTTCTGCCATTGCGTCGCAGTTGTCCATGTTGTCCATGTCTTTTTGCGCCCAACCCATATCACTACAAAATGAGCCAAGCGAATTACCTGCTTGTTCCAAAGCATCCAGCACCTGCTGCGCTTCCTCACGGGTTAATGTGATGGTCATCCGTTCTTCTCCTTCAGCATGGCTTCGATTTCTCTTGCAAACGCAACCATTTCTGAATCGCTGCAAGGTTCGCTGTATGAATCGTAAATCTCATCATCCGTCAGCCCCTGCCATTCGCGTTTAATTTGTGTGCCCGATGCAATTACCAAACGGCATTCAGCGCAAACAATGTCTTGAAATGGTTTGTTGGTTTTTGCATCACGGCAATCATCAATCAAAACAAACTGCACCTCGTCGCAAGATGAACAATAAATTTTCATGATTGTTTCTCCAAAGTTTTTGCAAGGCTCATACCGCTTAAAAAAATTGCCGCCAATGCTTGCTGGAATGTGCAACCGCCGTTCGTCATGGCTGTAAAAATGTCAATCGCCTCAGCTTCAATCAATTCCCTTTGTTGCTTTGACCCAAGGCGGGCAACACTCATGCCCCTTGGTTTTTGTTTAACGATAGTTGGTCGAATTGCTGTCATTTCGGCATCCTCATTTGTTCTGTCAGTTCCCGCAGCTTCGCCATCGCTTCAGCCTTGGCTTTTTCCGTCGCCATTTTTTCGTGCAGGGTCGGCTGGCGCGTGATGATTGAATGCGGCTTGTCAGGAATCCGCGGGGCATCGTTCAGCAGCTTTTTGAACGCCAAGGCCGACGGTGGACGGTCTGGATTCATGTGCTGTAAGGCATAGTCCAGTTTGGGTTTGTAGGTCAGCATGCGCCCGCATTCTTCGGCCCAGACCTGGCGCACCAGCTGGTGGTCAACACCTTCCCAATGCCGAACAAACACAGCCCCGTAAATCGCGCCCATCCTGGCAAAGATGTAATCTAGGCCTTCGTCAATCGCGCAAAAATCCTGGTCGCGGTATTCACTTGAGTAATTGGACATTTTTGCCACCTCCAATCAATCCGCGGGTTAACCCTTGCATCAAGTCGCGGTTACGCTCCCCGACGTTCTTGGCCTGTTTTTCAGCAACCCAATCGGCCTTGAACCCACGCCAGCCCCTAGCAACACATTCGGCAAGGGCGTTTTCCAGCGTCCAACCCGCTTTCTGGGCCTCCTGGGCGATTTTTTTGACCACGGTGGGGGTTACCACAGCCCTGGATGCCTTTCGCTGTTGTAGGAATGATTCCCAGACTTCCTGGGAAACGCCGTCAGGCGCAGCGGTGACAACCGCTTTATTCTTTGTTTGGCTGTTGGTTGTTGGTTCCTGGTTGTTGGTTAGGGTTTTTCTGGGTTCGATCTGGGTTTCCACTGGCAACCCACTGGGTTTTTTGGGGCGTCCACCCTTGCGTCCGTTGGCCCGATTTCTTTCAGCCAGGTGCTGGTAATGCTCAATTTCAGCTTCGCAACGTTCGTGCGTCCAACCCGAATCAGTCGCCGTAAACATGTCTTTTAGAACGTTGGCAATTACCTGGGTATCTACTCGCAGCCGCCTGGCAACCCACTGGGTATCCAGCGGGATAGGCTGCTCCGTGTCGTAGTACATATCCAGCAGTCGCCGGTATGCCAAATCTTCTTCGTTGGAAAGATGGGCTGTTGATGCCCGATAGTCACCAATGTGAAATTGGTAGTAGTGCATATATCCGCGCCTTTCTCCCGCACAAAAAGAAATCACGGCAGGCGGGCGGGGCGCTTTTCGATTGGCTCATGACTTCCAACCTAGCCGGATTCCAAACAATTCTAGCCCTTAAACCATTTCGGACGCAACGCCCGCAGCTGCCAAACCCTGGCCGGGGGAATCTGCTTGCCCCATTGGCTTACAGCTGCGCGTGTGATGCCCAGCAGTTCGGCCAGCGCCTTGGCTGACCCAGCTTTTTCGATTGCGTGTGCTTTGTCCATCTTTCGATGTTAAGCCACCTTGCGCGTTGTGTCAACACCACCAATTCCCAACAAAGTTAAGGGGGCTTTACAAATAGTTGTTGCAATGTCTGTTCAGCTGGCTTAACATTCAGTCATGCCGTAGCGAATTGCAAGCGGTCTTTTTAGGAGACTCAAGATGGTCAAAATGATGAAGTTCTACGTTACCAACGGCGCCGAAAAGGCCCGTGTCTGGTACAGCCGCGGCAACCTGGTTGATGGGCGCGATTGCGTCACGATCTACGCCAAGGATTACACCGGCGCCCTGGGCCGCGTGTTTGCCGATCAATCGGCTCCCTACGAAAACAACACCGACACGATGACCGACTACTTCGAAAAAGGTCGGGTTCGCGTGTTTCCCGATAGTCCACTGTGGGCCGACGCTTGTGCGCGGGCCGTTCGTTAAAGGGGGCGCCATGAACCGCGAACCGACCGATTGGGAAGTGGTACTGATGGCGCTGGTTGCAGCGCCCGTCATCTACGTTTTACTGTGGCTTGCAATGGCCCTGTTTTAAGGTGAACAACATGGAACCAAAAATCATCAAAGTGCATCGGGCTGGCGTGACCTACTACGCCGCGACCGTTGGCGGCGCCTACATTGAACGCCGCACCCTGGAAGAACTACGAACCGCGCTGGCTGTTCGTCGCAACCTGGGAAAAATTTTTGCGAAATGTGTTGACATCGAAAGTTAAGCCAGCTTATACTTCACTCATGCCCTCACGGGTCTATTACGAAAGGAAATTGAAATGAATGCAAACATCACCAGCCGCGACAGCCAAGTTTATGGCTGCAACTTCCAGGCTTTCCTGGACAGCGTTACCAATTCCATCACCTACAAATTCAGCGGCGCCAACATGATTGTGGCGGGCCTGATGTCTGACGCCCAAGAACAAATGGCGTTTGGCGATACCGAAGGCGCCCGCCAAACTTTGAACCGCGCCAAAGGCGTTTTGTTCCTGGTCATGGAAGGCAAATTGAACGCTGGCGAGGTGACAGCATGAACGCCGTCACCATCACCAATCCAAACCAAATCGCAACGTTCATCAATGCTGACCTGGGCGTTGCGGCCCTGGTCACCAAGGTCACCAAAGGTTTTGCGGTGACGTTGTGGGACACCGATGCCCAGCTGCCCGTTGGCGGCGCCCGCATCTACGGCAGCGCAATGCTGGTTCCCGCCATCAACTACGCCAAAGAACTGGCAAATGTTTAATCGTTGCTCCCCCCGCCTGGGGGGATAACTTCAAAGGAACCCACCATGCCAAAACCACCCTACACCATCGAAGGCCCGTATACGCGCACCAGGCGCCTGACTACCTTCCAAAAAATATGGATAACGATTGTCGTTGCCGTATTCGCCGCCATCGCTGTGATGGCCCTTTTCAACTGACCAGGAACAACAAATGGAAACCATGACTTTCAGCAAAATTGCTTCGGCGCTGGTCAAAGCGCAAAAAGCATTCGGCCCAGCCCTTAAAACATCCAGCAACCCGCATTTCCGTTCGCGGTATGCCGACCTGTCAGCATGCGTCGAAGCCGTCATTGACGCGCTTAACGACAACGGCATCGCCATGATGCAGCGCGTGACACCATCGGACAACGGCGTGATTGTGGAAACCATGCTGATTCACGAATCAGGCGAAACCATCAGCAACGGCCAGCTGCACGTTCCGGCCACCAAACACGACGCCCAGGGTTACGGCTCCGCGCTGACGTATGCCCGCCGTTACAGCCTCATGGCCGCTTGCGGCATTGCACCCGAAGACGACGACGGCAACGCGGCCAGCAAACGCCCCGCGGCACCAGCTGTGCCCACGCCTGACATTACCGACTTCCTGTCGGCCATTGAAGGCAGCGCCAACAGTGACGAACTGGCAAAGGTTTACAAGGAAGCATTCGCCGCATGCCAGGGCAACCAGGCGCTGCAAGCCAAAGTGATGGCCGCGAAAAAAGCCCGTGTTGAACGCGCTAAAAAGGAAAAGGCAAATGAAGCCGCTTAACGTCATTTGGTTTTCCAACGCCCAGGGCTTGGTGGGGATTGTTCGCGCCGAAACCAGCGAAGGCGTCCAATCCTTCATCAGCGCCGCCATCGGCCACAACGAAACCCACGACATTGAATTCATCATGGATTGGGGTTCGCGCTTTCCTGATGATGCCGCCGACGCATTGTTCGGCCCTGTTTCAAAACCAAGCCACTGACAAAAATGATCGAATTTAAATCTCAAACTATGCGCCAGGTTCTTGAAACCATGATGGACATCATGCAACGGTGGCAAGAATCCAGCGACGAAGAAAAACAAGACCTAATCAATCCAGACGCGCCAATTGTTGTTCAGTGTGGCGATTTTGGATATGAAGTTCAAAGCATTGGCGGCGACGGCGACATTGAAGGTTTTGTAATGATGCTTAAACCGGAAAAAGTTTGCCAATGGAAAGGCATCGAATTCAAACAACTGAAAGGTAAAAAATGACTGAAGAAATCGAACAACGAACCGACGAATGGTTTGCCGCCCGCCTGGGCAAAGTCACCGCGTCCAAAGTGTCTGATGTGATGGCCCGCACAAAGACCGGTTACAGCGCCAGCCGCGAAAACTACATGGCCCAGCTGGTGGTCGAACAAATCACCGGCACCCGCCAGGAATCGTTTACCAACAGCGCCATGCAGTGGGGCACCGACCAGGAACCGTTCGCCCGCGGCGCATACGAAGCCGCCAGCGGCAACATGGTCGAAGAAATCGGGTTTGTGAATCACCCAACCATTGCAATGGCTGGCGCGTCACCTGACGGCCTGGTGGGCGACGATGGGTGCGTGGAAATCAAATGCCCCAACACGGCCACCATGATTGAAACGCTGCTGACCGGCGCAATTCCGCAAAAGTATTTCGCGCAAATGCAGTTTCAAATGGCTTGCGCTGGCCGCGCCTGGTGTGACTACGTGGTGTTCGACCCGCGCATGCCCGCCAAGGCCCAGCTGTTCATCAAACGTGTTCCGCGTGACGATACGTTCATTGCTGACATGGAAGCGGAAATTAAAAAATTCTTGGCCGAAACCGCGGTCAAGGTCGATCAACTGAAAAAAATCATTGGGGAATAAATCATGGCAAAACTTATCAACGAAATCACCGTCATCACCGGCACCTACACCAACGCCCAGGGCCAGCAGAAAAACCGCTACCAGCGCATCGGCTCAATCATTGAAACGAAGAACGGCCCCATGCTGAAAATTGACGTTATCCCGTTGAAGGAAGGCGGCTGGGATGGCTGGGCCTACATCAACGAACCCCGCGAACGCGAAGACCAGCCCCAGCGCCAGCAATCGCGCCAGGCGCCGCAGGGCAGCGGGTTTGATGACATGAACGACGATTTGCCAAACTTCTAAGGAATCATCATGGGTCACATCATTGGCTGGCTTTGTTTCTTTGCCTGGTTGACCCACATCTTTACGTGCTTCGCGGAAGGGATGTGGGGATTCTTGTTGGCTGGCGCAATTTTCTTTCCGATTGGAATCCTTCACGGGTTCTATTTGTGGTTCAGCTAGGGGGCGCCATGCAATTGGATTTTTTTGGCGACGAAGGAAAATATTTAGACCAGCTGAAAAAGAACTGGCGCGACACCATTGAAAACGATGGCGGCCATTGCCCGTGCTGCGGCAAGTGGGGGAAAATCTCCCCCTTCCCCATGACCGAAATCATGGCCCTGGGGCTGCTGTGGCTGTCCAAGGCGGCTTCTGATGTTGATGGCTGGGTGGATGTGCCCAACACGGCCCCGCGCTGGATGCTGCGCGGCAAAACTTACACCACCATGCACCGCTGGGGGTTGATTGAAAAGGCCGACCGGCACGAAGACCAAACCAAAAAATCAGACGGGCTTTGGCGGGTAACGGTCAAAGGGTTGCATTTTCTGTGCGGCACAACCAGCATCCCAAAAAAGGTTTTTATCTACAACAACACCATCGAAGGTTGGTCAGACGAAACCGTGTATTTCCGCGATTGCTTCGGGAAGCATTTTGATTATGAAGCGGTGATGGCTGAAAATTTCAACATCAACGCAATCAGGATTGGCGAATGAAAATTGTGATTGATGTGGGCCAGCTGCTGATGTGCATTGGTGCAGTCATCTTTGTGCTGGCCCTGGTCGGGTGGCTGTTTTTCGATTAAACGTTGCGCTCAAAATGCGGGCAGTCCACCAGGCTTTTGAAATTGCCGCCCCATCGGTTCTTGGGGTGTAGGCTTTCCCAATATGCCCCCAGCGGCGCAATCGTGGCCTTGTCCCAAACGATGGTTCCATTCTTGAAAAAATTTAGATCAATGGCGCAGCGTTTCAAGTGAATGCTGTTCATGGTCTTTGATCGACCTGCCTTGAAATGGATGGCTTGCTGTTCAGGGGTGCGGGCCAGTTCGCCGCCCGTTACCATAAATCCCTGCTCGGTGGCGTACTGAATCAGCTTGCATGCGTCCAACAGGAATGCGGCTTGTTCTCGTGACAGGCTCATTTGTCTTTTCCCTTATTCCGCATTTCCATAACTTTTTCAACGGTGCGCCCGCCAAAGTATGCGGTCATCACCAACATGCCCCACTGGCCCAACAGGGTCACGTAGGCTTCGGCAATTTTGTACCCACCACCATCCAGCAACGCAAACAACGTGTAAGCCCCCAGCAAGTAAATCAGGGTCATGGGCCGGATGTTTTTTGACAGCACCGAATCGGAAGACATGTCAGCCTTCCAACGGTCGCTGATGTTGTTTTCCTGGTTGGCTTGCGCGGCCAGCAGCGCGGCCAATTCTTCTTGCTCCAGGCGGGCTTTTTCAATGCCAAGTTCAATCAGGCGTTCTTCGTGTTCAAACTGAAGGCGGCGCAATGTCACCACTTCTTCAGGGCTGGGATTGTCCGAAATCTTGATGCCCAGTTTTTCTTCAACAACTTGTTTTCCTTTGGCCTGGATGGCGCTTGCCAACAGACCCAGGCCATTTTCAGCAAGTGTTCCAAGTAATGCGCCAACAATTGGAATCATCATTCCCCCCTTTTGGTTGTAAACGATTCATCGCCTTTTTTAACCACAACCTTGTCGCCCTCAACAGAAACCGACATTGGGTCACGATCAGCCATGCGATCTAGGCGATCAATCAATTGTTTCATGACTTCAAATTCTGGCTTTTCTTGCTTCGGCGTTGCGCCAGCAATTCCATTTAACATTGAAATCAATGCGACCAATGCCGAACCCAACAGCCCCATAACAGCGGCAATTTTTCCTTCATCAAGAAACAACGAAGACCCAACACCAATTACCACAATTAACGTGATGTAAAACAATCCCTGTCGACCAATTGCTTTGCCAGCCACCTCTTTGGCGGTGCTTTGCGCTTCAATTTTTTGAATTTCAATTTGCGCCAACAATGCAGTTTTTTCGTGTTCTTCCATTACGGCACCCTTATTTATGAAAATAACTTGAAAAAAAACCGACAGCCGATGAAATGGCCGACACCAGCGCCATGCCAGCCCAAAACCCACCGCGCCCCTGGTTGGCAAGGGCCACCAAGTTTTCAATGTTGTTTTCCATCTTGTCCATCTTGGCTTCCATTTGGTCAAACCGGCGTTCGTAGTCTTGAACCTTTTGCCATAGGACGCCGTATTTCACGGGGTCAATCTCAGCCATGTCACGCCTTCATCACATACGCCAAAGCATAGTAAGGCGGTAGGTTGGCATTGGTGCCCGATGTGCCCGCTGAATTGACGGTCGTTGCAACGGTGACACCTGTGGTGGCCGTGCTGGTTGTAACCACGCCGCCGTTTGTTCCGCCACCTGAACTAATATTGCCGCCCGTAGCAACCGTGCCATTAGCAGTGTGATTGTGGCCTGGGTCGGTAACAGCCGATGTTGCTGTGTGGGTGTGACTGACCACAATGGCATCAGCAGAACCACCAGTTTGTGACACTGAATAAGCCGAACCAGCGCCAACAACAAACCTGTCGCGCAAATCAGGTGTTCCATTGCTGCCGTCGCACAAATACCAGCCAGCAGGAACAGAACCGATTGCGCCATACCAAAGCGAAATCATGCCCGCGGGGATAGTCGTGCCTACCGCGGTTTGGACACCGACGATGCCGTAAATGTTGTCGTAGGTTCCGATGGTCACACCGCTGGAATCCTTCAACACAAATTTATAGAAAAACCCGTAGGACAGCCAAATTTCCGTTGCGCTGCGACCGCTTGCATCCAACACGATGGGGTTGGCATTGGCAACCGTCCCGTTGATGTCGGTGTAGGTGGCAAGCGGGGTGCTAGAACCGGCCTGGTAGGCATACAACAGGCCACCATTTAGCGGAACGCCATTGTTGTCAAAAAACTGTTGGCCGTTGCCAATTGGTGAAAGGTTGACGCTCATTTGGTTTTCCTCATTTCAATTTATTGTTGGCCTTTTTTGCTGATGTCTTTCAGCGTAGAACCGGCGCCTGGCTCCAAAGCGCGTTTGACTTCGGCACGTTCGCGGGCGCCCTGAATGACGCGGCGACTTTCGCTGCCCAGCGGATAGCCAATGGTCTTCAAACCAATGACGTTTCCAGCCGTTTCCAGCCCGCCAGCGGCCTTGTTTGCCAGATACCCGACCAGCGTGTTGCTGTTGTTCACAAACGCGCCACGGGGCTGGAATTGCGTGTAATTTGCCACGTTGCCCAGGGTCTTCAGCTGCAAACCGGTTTCGGGGTCAAAAATCGCCCCAAAATTATTGACATCATCTAGGCGTTTGATTGCCTTGTTGTAGTTGGCCTGGCTGAAATTGCCTTTGCCGTCCACAATACCAGCGCGGTCAGACAGCCAATTGATGGCCCCCGCCTTAATGTGTTGATGCGCCGGGCTGTCACGGCCCAGCGTTTCAATCATTGTGTTGACGTTTTTGTTGTGACCGCCAATGACGTATTTGTCAAAAAACTTATCGGCGGGCACGGTTTCATCAACTGCGGCTTTGTATGCTGGGTCTTTCTTCAGCGCGTCAAACCGCTGCTTTGCCAGCGCCCTGGCTTTGTCCGCAAGGGGCTTCAACGCCGCGGCTTCACCCTGAATCGGCAGCTGTTCCATTGCATCGCGCACAATGCTTGCCGCGGTGGCCGCGTTGCCGTCACCCGTGCGCTCGGCCTTGCGGATTTCTGCCGCCAGGTTGGTTCGCATGGCTTCAAACTGTTCGAACGTCATTTGTTCGCCAGCTTTGAATCGCTCCAATTGCGACCTGATGCTGGGGGACAAAAATTCTGTCTTCAGCTTTTTTGCCAACATCGTGTCGGCAGTTCGCGCAATGGCCGCGCCGTCCACCGGGAAAGCCCCGCCGTTGGCGTCTTCCAGGGCCTTGTAGGCCGCGCT